CAGTTCGATGTTGAACATGTGTGGACTACGCATTGGCTACCTGCGTTGGACAAGTTCCTCGCATGATTCCGGTTTTAGGGTTTGCAACATTAAAACGTTTTGATTTGGCTGACCGCCTGCTGGCATCTATTGACTATCCTGTTGAGCACCTGGTTATCGTCAATAATTCTGGAACTAAGTCGTGGACTCCGACTAAACCTGACCTAGTTGAGAACTTATGGCACATTGAAGTACCGTACGGCCTCGGTTTGGTGGGCGCATGGAATTTGATTGTTAAGTCAACGCCTTATGCCCCTTATTGGGTGCTTATTAATGATGATGCATGGTTTGAGCCTGGTTCGCTGGAGAAGATCGCGACTGAAGTCGATACTGAGGCGATGAACTTTCTTGACATTTCACCTGAATGGTCTGCTGTCGTATTTGGGCAAGGCATGGTTGAGAAGGTTGGGTTGTATGACGAACGTTTCTATCCGCTCTATTTTGACGACAACGATCTACAACGCCGTATCGATTTTTACAACGTACCAAAGAAGGTTATTTCGGCAAAGGTGCATCATGAGAACAGTTCCACCCTCAATAGCGGCTATCAGACGGCTAATTCGCGCAGCTTTACGGCTAACGCACATCTTTTTGACCAAAAAATTAAGTCAGACGACTACTCTGAGGGAAACTGGTCGTTGTCGATCCGAAGGAGAAACCGATGGGATTAAGGATTTACACGGGAGGGACGTTCGATCTGATTCATGCGGGGCATATTGCTTTCCTGAGGCGTTGTGCCGAACTCGGCTCTGTGACTGTTTCGCTGAACACCGATGAATTCATTCAAGAGTATAAGGGCGTGGCTCCGATCATGTCTTTCTATGAGCGTGAGGCCGTTCTTAGCGAGTTGCGCTGTGTTGATGCTGTTGTTGCTAATACTGGTGGGGCTAATTCGACTGAGGCGATCGAACAGGTAGCCCCTGACCTGATTGTGGTTGGTTCGGACTGGGCACGTCGCGACTATTACAAGCAAATGAACTTTGACCAGGATTGGTTGGATGCAAGAGACATTGGGTTGTTGTACATTCCATACACCGAGGGCATCTCTACGACCGACATTAAGAAACGTGTTGTAGGCAAACGGTAAAATAGTTTTATGAGTATTTCTAATGGCTATGCGACTCTTGCCCAAGTTAAGAGTGCGCTTCGTATTTCGGATACGATCGACGATTCAATTCTTGAGATGGCCATTACATCGGCATCGCGTCTAATTGATGGTTATGCGAATCGTATTTTCTACAATGCTGGGACTGCTACACGCGTTTATGCATCGTATTCTTCCTATGTTTCGGACATTGACGATGTGATTTCGGTATCTGAGATTGCTACTTCGTCAACGTCGAATTGGGATACTGTATGGTCAACAGCCGACTATCAGTTGGAGCCGTTGAATGGTCTAGTGGACGGTATTCCTGTCCCGTATAACCGTATTCGTGCGATTGGTTCGCAGGTGTTTTCTGACACAACCGGTGAGGCGAATGTGCGCGTGACTGGTACTTGGGGTTTCAGTTCTGTCCCGACTGTTATCTCGCAGGCCTGTGTTCTACAAGCGTCAAGGATCTATAAGCGTAATGATTCACCTTTGGGCGTTGCTGGTTTTGGCGATCTTGGAGCTTACCGTGTTTCTAGCCGTCTTGATCCTGATGTGGCGCAGCTTGTCGAACCATACCGAATCATTAGGGCTGCGTAATGACGGAAATTACGGAGATTATTGCAGGTCTGAAAACTAACCTTCAGACGATCCCTGGACTGCGTGTCGAGGAGAATCTCCCTGAGATGGTCAATCCACCTGTCGCTATTGTGGCGTTGGCTGACATTGAGTATGACGGTGCTTTTAATAGAGGCATGACGACCTATAACTTTGATGTGACGGTTATTGTTGGTCGTGCTGATTCCCGTGGTGCACAGCGTAGCGTTCTTGGCTATGCGTCTCCCGTTTCGGCTAGTTCTATCAAGGTTGCGATAGAATCTAATAGGAACCTCGATGGTCTAATTTACGATCTTCGAGTAACCCAATTGCGGAACATAGGTTCTGTGGTTGTTAACGATACAACGTATATAGCAGCTGACTTTAGTGTCGTCTGCTATGCAAACTAGGAGAAATAATGGCTAAGTTCGTAGCGACTGATGTTTCAGTCACGCTTAACGGTACTGCTATCTCGTCGGCTCTGAATGGCATCGAACTTGCTATTACTGGCAACGAGGTTGAGACTACTACTTTCGGTGATGGCGGTTGGAAGACCGTTACCGGTGGTATCAAGTCGGGTAGCGTTCGTTTTGATTTCATGCAGGATTTCGGTGCTGGTGGCGTTGACGCGCTTCTGTACCCACTTATCAACACTGCTGCCACTGTGGTTATTAAGCCAACCTCGGGTAGCGTTTCGGCAACTAACCCTGCCTACACTGCTGTCGCCCTGGTCAACTCGTACACTCCTGTGAGTGCTTCGACTGGTGATCTTGTTTCGTTCAGCATCACTCTTCCGACCACTGGTGCGATTACTCGCGCTACCGCCTAATAGGAGTTTCTTTTGCGAATTAACCTGCGCGTTGAATACAACAACGGAACCGCTGAAGAGGTCGTATGTTCGGCTTCGGATCTTGTTCGATTTGAATCCGAATTTAATTTGAGTGTTACTCGCCTTGAGCAGGAGATGCGTTTGACCCATCTCCTGTTCTTGGCGCACTCGTCTCTTGCTCGTCAGGGCAAAACCAAGGTTGATTTTGATGCTTGGATTGAGACTGTTTCTACTGTTGGGGCTTCGGAAACCGACCCAAAATAAAGGGTCTCGGTGAGTTCTCTACCCATTGGTATATTGCAGCTCTGGCCTGTGAAACAGGGATAGCGCCTAGTCTATTGCTGATGGAATCTGATCGTATGTTGTTTACGATGCAAAGATACCTGGTGTGGAGAGCCGAGAGACAAAACAGTTAGATATGAAGTGGCATCCCTTAGGGGGTGTCACTTTGTCTTTGGCGGGTAGAATTGTTTTGAACGGTGGTGATTGTATGGCTCAGAAGAATGCTGCGTCTATCTCAATCACGGATTATCGTGTGCTTGTCCGCCAGTTGAATAATATCGATCCCAAATTGTATAAGGATCTGCGTTCGGACATGAAACGCATTAGCAAGCCTATGGCTAAGGCTGTGCGTTCTAGTATTCCTAAAACGGCTCCGTTGGGTCAACGTAAGGATTTGCGTCGTGGCGGTAGTTCGCCTGGCTTTGTGCATTCTGGTCGTTTGGCGTGGGGTAAGGCACAGCGTTTAAATATTGATTCGGATTTCAAGTTTTATCCGGCTGCTTCGGTGTACGTACAAACGCCGAGGTTGAAGAAACCGAAACTTGGTAAAACGCGATCTATTTTGCGTGTGCGTGTCAATAATGCAGCTACGGTCATGGCTGATATGGCTGGTCGTGCAGGCAAGTATAAGGATGGCGGGTTTTCTCGTGAGCACGAGATTAATTTGTTTGGTAAGGGAATTGTTAAGCGTCGTTACCGTGTGAATGGTCAGGGTCGTGGCCTGGTCGCTAATTTGGATCGCCGTTATGGCCGTAAGGCATCGCACTTTGCGTGGGGTGCCGCGGAGAAGACTCTACCTGCTACTCAGAGTGCTGTTGTTGATCGGATAAATGTTTCGATCTTGGAAATTAATCGGGTGATGCGTAATGGCTAATGGAATTCTGATTCCGCTTTTGACTTCGTTTAATGGGGCGGGTATTGATTCTGCTCGTCGCCAGTTGGGGTCGCTGGGTGGTTCGTTGCATGGCATTGCTCGTGCTGCAGGTATTGCTTCGACGGCGATGATTGGCTATAACGCCGCTATTGGCGCAGCTCGTTTTGCTAGTGATGCTGTTATTCAGGCTCGTGACTTTGAACGCAACATGGCCGCGTTGTCGACTGTGTTTGGTTCGTTGACTCCGACTATGACTAAGTTTGTTCAGGCTTCTGAGCAGATTGGTTTGTCGCAGACTGAGGCCGCGAAGTCGGCTACGTTCCTTGGCTCGGTTTTGAAGCAGGCTGGTCTTCCGATGGAGGATGTTGCTGGTCAGACTGAGAGCCTTGTTCGGTTGGCTACGGATCTTGCTACGACTTATGGCTATAGTGTGCCTGAGGCGTTGACTGGTATGACGGCTTTGTTCCGTGGTGAGTATGACCCGATCGAAAAGTTCGGTGTCGCTATGAAGCAGTCTGAGGTTAACGCTGTTTTGGCGGCTAATGGTCAGAAGGCTTTGACTGGTGAGGCTCGTCGTAATGCAGAGCAGATGGCTCGTTTGGCTTTGCTGTATGAGCGTAGTGCTGACGCTCAGGGTGCGTTTGCGCGTCAGGGTGATTCGCTGTTTGTTAAGCAAGCGAAACTGACTGCTGTTTTCACTAACTTCAAACGTGATGTTGGTGAAGCACTTATTCCAGTGCTCTCAGATGTTGCCGAGAAACTGGTTCCAATTATCAAGGATGCTTTGCCGTCGATGGTGATCTTGTTTAAGAAGGTCGCTGACGTCATTGCTGTCTTTACTACTCGTGTCTTTGGTAGTAGTGCTTCAATTAGTCCGTTTGTGACTGTTTTGGGATCGCTCCTTGATGTTTTGAAGAATCTTATTCCGATTCTTACTAGTGCGATTGTTCCAGCGTTGGCACTTTCGGCTGCTTACAAAGCGATCGCTGCTGCCGCTACTCTTGCTACTGGCGCGGCCACACTTTTGGGCGGTGCTAGTGCGACTACTGGCACACTTCTTGCGACGGCTGCTACAAAGGCTAAGGGCTGGGTGCAGCTGATTGCGGTTGCTGGTGCGGCCGTGTGGTCGCTAGCCGATGCAATGATTGCAGCGCAAAATGCGCTTCCAAAAATGCAGGATAACGCTGATGTTCCTGGATCGGTTAAGCGCGCAGCTCAGGATGCGTATGACCGGACTTATAACCAGATTTTGAAGAAGAACCCTGAGTCTTCGGGCACTATGACTTTGGCTGGCATCAAGGCTACTGATGCATATAACAAGGTTATTGATACTTATCTGAAGAACCAAAAGAAAAAGGGTGCAGCTGATGCAGAGTCGCTAATCTCTGATTTCCAGAAAAAACTTGGAGATCTTCTAAAGGGCATTGGCGAGGGTACTGGCGATGCTGTTGGTGCTGTGGCAGATACTGTCAAAACGCTGTACAGCACTCTTAACGAGGAAGTTCGTAAGCAGACTGCTACGAATAAGTTGACGGCTCTAGGGGCGTCTGGTGGCCTTATTTCGACGATCCTTGGAGTCGACAATTGGCAGGTTTACGTCAATTCGTTGATTAAGGGTGGTTCATCGGCTGTTGCAGCTTTGCAAAATCTGTTTAATCAAACTGCTGCTGGTGTCCAGGAGTTGGCTGACAAGCAAGCAGCTCAGGCAGAGAAGTCGAAGGCTGCCGCTGAGGCCTTGGCTGAATACAAGGCTGCTTTGGCTGAGTTGCGTTCGTCATTCAAGGATCTGATCGCTTCGGTGGCTCCGCTTCCAGTTGTTGACGCTATGCTTGGCCGTCACGAGCAGGCTGTTGTTTCTGCTTTTGATGCTATTAGTGAGTCGATTGCGTCTAATGCTCAAAAGTTTGTTGATTCTGGCCGTGAGTTGGCAGCTTATGCCAGCAAAGAAAAGTCGTTGCTGTTGGGTATCGCGAAACAGCGCGATGTTTTGGCTAAGAAGATCGACATTGCTAAGACTGTTGCGGCTGGCATTCTTGAGGTTGGCAACATCACTTCAATGTTGCAGTCAGAGACTAAAACTGTCACTGAGAAGACTGTCGGCTATGTCGGTAATTTGTTGGTTACGGTCACTCGTGAACTTGAGCAGACTATCAATGGTTCGTTGACTGAGTCGTTCAGGTCGATGTTGGCTAAGACTAAAGAGTATGCCGCTAACTTGAAGACTTTGAAGGCTTTGGGTTTGAATGGCACTTTGTTCAAGCAAATTGTTGATGCTGGTGTTGAGTCTGGTGGGGCTACTGCGTCTGCGATTATTGCTGGCGGTGCTGATGCTATTTCTGAACTTAATGGTTTGTTTGCTGATTTGAATGTTGTTGCAGCTGATGTTTCGGCTACGACTACGGACGTCATGTATGCGGTTGGCGAGGATGTTGCTAATGCGTTTATTGATGGCTTGTTGGCGCAGGATATGCAGTTGCAGTCGGCTGCTGAACGTATGGCCGCGATCTTCTCGGAGACGTTCCAGCGTAGCCTAGGCACTTTCTCGTTGAATCCGAATGCTAAGGCTGTTAGCAAGTTGGATATGGGTCAGACTTCGTATAACGCGTTTATGGATCAGTTCATGGCTGATACTACGGCTATGGGCACTACCTGGTCGACGAATCCTTCGTTTGGTCGCGCTTCGGGATCGACTATTAACGTCACGGTCAATGCTGGGCTGGGTACTGATGGTGCTACGGTTGGTAGTGAGATCGTGAATGTTATTAAGAAGTATGAGCGCACTAATGGCTCGGTTTGGGTTGCTGTTTAATGATTACTCCAAAGATTGAAGTTGGTTTCGATCTTCAGAACGGCAATTTTTTTACGCTGAATGACCCTGTGAAGGGTGTGCTCAATAACAGCACTTATGTGTTGGCTGGTTTTCAAATGACGGATGTTACTGAGAGTGTCCGGTCGTTTAGTATCCGTCGCGGTAAGAGTCGTGACTTGGATCGTTATGAGACTGGCGTTGCAACTATTGTTTTTGATAACCGCAACCGTTGGTTTGATCCTGTCTACGAGGATTCGCCATACAACGGCAATATTCTTCCCCGACGTGCTATCCAGATTACGGTCAACAATGTAATGCAATACACTGGCGTTATTGACGACTGGAATCTCGAATATTCTATCGATAATGACTCGACTTCGACTGCTACCGCTACAGATGGCTTTTCTGTCCTAGCCAAGCAAACTTTGGCTGGTGGTACTGCTACAGAACAAACCACTGGTGCACGTATTGAGGCAGTGCTATCAAGCGTTGATGTTGACTGGCCTGTAAACCGACGTGTTATTGCTACAGGTGATGCCACGGTCGGTGCTGACGTAATCGCGCCTGATACGAATGCTCTTAGTTACTTGCAGACGATTGAAACTTCTGAGCAGGGCAAGTTGTTTATCGATCGCGACGGCAATGTTCGGTTCACTAACCGCAATGGCATGTATACGTCTATAGATGCGCCTACGTTGGCTGATGATGGCACTGGACTTGAGTACCAGCAGATTGGTGTTGTTTACGGCACAGAGTTGCTTTTCAACGAAGTCGTGGTTTCATCCAATGTCACTATGGCTACCGCTGTCGCTCAAGATCTTGTATCGATTGATAACTATGGTGTGGCCAACCTAACCTTGTCTGATTTGCCGTTGGCTACTACCGACCAGGTTGTTAATACGGCTACGTTCTTGGCGTCTAAATACGCTAATCCTGAATACCGTTTTGAATCGGTGTCTATTATTCTTGATGATTTGTCGGTTAGCGATCAGAATAAGCTGCTGAATCTTGAACTTGGTGATGTAGCGAAAGTTGTTTATACTCCGAATGATATTCCGCCTGCGATCTCTAAGTGGGCTGAAGTTATTTCGATTAGCATCAGCAGTCAACCCAACAGATCTGTTTTGCAGCTTGGGTTTGCCACTCTGGACTATGCAGTCTTCGTTCTTGACGATGAGGTGTTCGGTAGACTTGATTCTGGGAATGTTTTGACCTGGTAGGAGCCTAATGTCATTTCAAGGATATAAAGATTTTCAGGGTGGCGAAGTTCTAGACTCTGCCGATCTTGATTCAATTGTGGCGCAGTCGGTAATGAATTTTGCTAGCGCTTCTGCACGTACTACAGCCCTGTCTGGTATTACTACTGCTGGTATGGTTACGTATCTTCGCGACACGAACCAACTGGAAGTTTTTACCGGTTCTGCATGGATTATTGTGCCTAACGCTAATGGTACGGTTGCTACATCAACGAATGCAACCAAATTGAGTGGACGTACCTTGTTTGTTCAGTCGTCTGCCCCTACTAGCGGAATGGTTACTGGGGATCTTTGGATTCAGGCCTAAATGGCATACAACCTTTATGTAAATGCTAGTGCTACTGGCACTACTACCGCGTCTGTTACTTTCGGCGGTTTTAACGAGTCAGCCTCTAGCGTTTCGATAACGCTGACCGGCCCAGGCTCCATTAGTGGCAGTACTACTATTCCGTTGCCTCCAAACACTGGTAACAGTAATACGGTTAGTGTTTCGGGGCTTACAGCTGCAACAACCTATACGTGGACTGCTACTGCTGGCGGTGAATCGGCTCAGGGATCCTGTACAACTAACAGCAATCCGCCTCCATCTGGAACTGCTCCATCTTGGGTTGACAATACTTTGTCGACGCCTCAACGCGAAGTTGCTTACTCTGATGGTGTTTCGGCAAATGGTACTGCACCTATAACTTATTCGGTTTCTGCTGGATCACTTCCAGCAGGTTTGTCGTTGAATAGTTCTACAGGCAACGTTTCTGGTACGCCTACTACTACTGCGGCTTATTCTTTTACGCTTCAAGCGTCTAATGCGTATGGCAGTGTGACGCAAGCCTTTTCGGGGACTGTTGCTGAGTCTCCATTTGGCAAGGTAGCCGTTTATGACGGATCGGCCTGGAGCAAGGGTTTCGTAAATGTCTATGACGGTTCTGTCTGGGATTATGGGCAGTTGCATTATTTTGATGGAGCCGAATGGGTGAAATCTAGTTAGTAGAATTGACTTGATTGGAGTTGTCTTATGGCTGGTAGTGGATACAAAAATTGGGCTGTCGGTGAAGAGTTAACTTCCGCAGCTTTTCAGTCATACGTGCAGGATCAGGTTGTCCAGGTATATGCTGATTCGTCGGCTCGTTCAACTGCTTTGGGGACTGCCGTGTCGGCTGGCATGGTTTCATTTTTGACTTCGACGGGTTCGTTTGAAGTTTATAGTGGCGGGGCTTGGGCTGCCGTCGGTGGTGGATCAAATGGATTCCATCCATTTCTACTAATGGGAGCATAGATTGGCTACTACTTACAAGATTTTGGGGCAGTCTGCTCCATCTAGCACTGCGAATGTCGACCTTTACACTGTGCCATCTAGCACTTCGTCTGTCGTGTCTTCGCTGGTGGTTGCGAATGTGACTGGTTCGGCAGCGACTTGCCGTGTGTTTGTTCGTATCGCTGGTGCTACGGCCGCAGCATCGAACGCTGTTGCCTACGATCTGAGCATTGCTGCGAATACTCATGTGGCTTTGACTGAAGGCTGGACGCTGGCAACGACTGACAAGGTTACGGTTCAGACCGGAACTTCTAACGCCTTGACCTTCACCTTGTTCGGAAGCGAGATTGTCTAATGGCGATCAGCGTCTTTCCTGCACCTAGTGCTGCATCGAAAATCCAATACACCGTAACCATTACCAGCACTCAGTCGTGGACTGCCCCTGCTGGTGTGACTTCGGTTGAGCTGCTTCTTTGCGGTGGCGGTGGCGGTGGCGGTTCAGGCACTTGGGGCGGTGGCGGTGGCGGTTCGGCGCATTACGCCGTGCTGACAGTATCCCCTGGAACTGCTTACACAATTACAATTGGCGCAGGCGGTGCCGGTGGGGCATATGGTGGAAACAATCCTGGTGTCGCTGGATCTGCAACCACTTTCGGTGGGCTGCTGACCGCAATTGGCGGAAGTGGTGGGCAACCCAATGGCGGAAGTGGACAAGGAAATGGCGGAAACGGCGGCCCAGTCTGTAACGCTAACATCTCACAGCCTACGCAATCGTCCCAAGGCGGTGTTGGCATGAATGGTTATGGTGGTGGTGGTGCTGGTGCAATCGCTGGCACAGGCAGCACTGCCTTTGGCGGCGTTGGGCATCATGGCGGCGGAAGTTCAAGTGGCAACGTGGCTGGAAACAATGGGCGCACAAACACTGGTGGCGGTGGCGCAGGCGGTGGCTACAGTGGCGGTTATTGGAATGGTGGCAGTGGCGGTTCGGGCATTGTAATTATCAAGTATTGGGCTTAAGGAATAAACATGGCACACTTTGCACGAGTAGAGAACGGCATCGTCACCGATGTGGTGGTTGTTGCTAACGAACACGAAGCCAACGGCAACGAGTATCTGAACGACCTCGGACTGGTTGGCACTTGGGTGCAGACTTCCTACAATGCCAACTTCGGCAAGAAGTTCGCTGCAATCGGGGACACCTGCATCGATGGCAACTTCAAGTCCCCCCAGCCATTCCCATCATGGACTTTCGATGATGTCGCTTGGCAGTGGGTTGCACCAAAGCCACGCCCTGAAACTGGCGGCCCATACGACTGGGACGAAGACACCATGAAC